GCTGTATATCCTTCCGACTTAAGCGCCATGCCGACGTCAACCCATTCTTGATAGTCAAGTGTTGACGGGTCGATGTAGTCCAGTAGCTTGATGATGTCGACTTTATTTTTCGTTTCCATAGGCTATCATTTTCCTTTTAATTTTTGTACTAAAGCCACAACCGCAAGAGTGATGATAATTCCAAGGAAAATACCGGTACCCACAATCTCACTGATAAACTTGAATAACAGATAATTGTGCAGACTCATTGCTCATTCACCCTTCCGGTTTGTATTCAGCAGGATTAATGTCTGACGGCGTATGCCATCCACTCGCCGCAATTCGGTCAATTATCTTACGTGCACCGTCAAACGGCCATGTGCCAACGTGCTGAAAGCCACGTCCCTCGAGAAAGCGAATCTGCTTAGGAGTCGTAAGTCCGGCCGACTTACGCTTGTCCAGGCGATCAAGAAGCAAGGATGCTTTACCTGCGTTATCTACTTCATCAGGAAAGATGCCCAATTTTTCAAGCGTCTTTTTTTGTTTGTCGGTCGGTGGCTCGAGTTCATGTCCAAATGATGGGACATAACTTGATAAATCTTCTGCCTGAATAGACATTTCAAACTGCAACGGATCGACCAGCTTACGTTTACGCCGTTTCATCTCGGCCAGTTGCTTCGCCAATGCTTCCTCACGCTGAGCGACGACATCCTCAGCAGCTTGTTTCTCGGCTGCCTCTAAATCAACAGGTGCACCTGCTTCTTCAATATTTTTAGTCATGGCCTGAGCTACTTCGTCGCTTTGAGCAATTAGATGTGCCGGATGGCATAGCTCATGCCGCTCCGTAAGCCACAGAAAATCTAGTAGCAATAATTCATTCTTTCCAGGAAATAGTCGGGTACCACGCCCCACCATCTGGCTATATAATCCACGTACCTTAGTCGGCCGCAGAACGACAATGCAATCGACCGATGGGCAATCCCATCCTTCTGTAAGCAGCATGGAGTTGCATAGGACGTTGTATTTTCCGTCCTGGAAATCTTGCAAAATTTCTGCACGATCCTGTGACTCGCCGTTGACTTCTGCCGCCTTAAATCCGACTTGATTAAGCAACTCCGTAAACTTCTGACTGGTCTTTACCAGAGGAAGAAATACAACAATTTTTCGGTCTTTGGCTACTTTCCACATTTCAGCGGCAATCTGTTCCAGATAAGGATCTAGTGCTGTTCCCAAGTCGCTTGTTTTAAAATCTCCTGATTGTTGGCCGACAGAGGTGATGTCCAGCTTCAACGGTATCGTTAGTGCCTTAATCGGTGACAGATAGCCTTCTTTAATTGCTTTGGGAAGCGTGTACTCATAAGCCAAGCTTTCAAAGTAAGCGCCCAGATCCTTCATATCGCCACGGTCAGGAGTCGCCGTGACGCCCAGAACATGTGCCTGTTCAAAGTATTGCAAGACACGCTGATATCCTTCAGAGATGCAGTGATGGGCTTCGTCGATAATGATGGTATCGAAAAAGTCATCGCTGAATCTGTTCAACCGTTTCTCGCGCATTAGCGTTTGAACGCTGCCAACCACGACGCGAAACCAGCTCCCTATGGACGTTTGCTCTGCCTTCTCCGTCGCACATTTGAGTCCTGTTGACTTGGCTAGCTTATCCGCTGCCTGGTCAAGCAGCTCACCCCGATGTGCTAGGACAAGTACACGCTCGCCCAACTTGACGCGATCTTCAATCACCTTGGAAAATACTATTGTTTTTCCGCATCCGGTTGGCAAAACAAGCAGCGTTCGTTTGATCCCTTTATCCCATTCATTTTCAACAGCAACGCGCGATTCTTGTTGATAAGGTCGTAGCTTCATCGTTTTGCTCCTTTCTTCAATCATTGCTCACCTACTGTTTCCTAAAGTGCTTGACTTTGCCCGCCATAAGCCATTCTAAAAGTCGCTTGAAAGATAAGGATCTATCTAACCCAACGCCATTGTTAAGCTTTTTAAAACATTCATTGCAAATGTCAAAATTGTAATCGATCACGCCACCCATATACCAACTCACTTTTACATGATTGGGTGTATTCGCTTCTTTTTCGCATAAATCGCAATGGTCAGTATACGTTCGCATTACTATCAATCCTTTCAGCCAATTCGGTATTCTTCTTTTAATAAAGCAACTCTTGAATCGATATTGTCCAGCAGGTGCTGCTCTCGTTCGATGTCCTTTTTCTCCGCGTCTGGGCGCATCATGTAATATTTCAGAGCATGCTTCATAATTTGCAACTCAGTGTACTCAGTCATTTTTGGTCTCCTTCGTGGTAGTGTCGTACTGCGAATTAATAGGTTTTTTCTTTGAAATCAGCAATGTTTTCGCCAATCGGTGCGAGATAAAAATGTCTTTCTATTTTTGCTAAAATAACGTGTGCTTCCATTTCGTTATCGCCTAATTCATCGCCGCCGATTACTTTTCGCCATTGCGCTTTTTCGTCCTCATAAGCGGCAACGGCTTCTTCTTTTTTATCCGTAATGATGACAATTTGATTGTCAGAATCAAATACTACCCACATTCCAATCTCTCCTTTTATTTCGTTTTAGCTGTCAACTGCGTCGTTTGTGGATCATGCCTATTTTCAATTTCCAGTTATAAACGCTCATATGCAGCTTTTTGTTGATTTCTTGATCCTTCCAACCTTTCTGTTTCAGCGCATAATATTTTTCAGGCGTTAGCTTCGGTTCTTCCGGCTTTTGCAGCGCATCGAGGGCTTTACCAGCTTCGCGTATTTCAGTGTACAAAGGGCAGCCACCATGGATTTGATCGGGATGCTCGCCGCGCTGATCAGCTTGGAGTGGGCAGCCATTGCATCGATCCAGTAAGTCTTGCACGATCAGGCGTTGTTTTTTCCGCGCGTCCATAGGCGATTACTCGCTTGCGGTCAGTGCGTGGATATACTGTTTGGCGGCTTTAAGTTTCCTATCCAACTTTTGTAGGTTGTCGTATGTGACTAGATAAAGCTTCTGATAATGATCAGCAGACTGCTGTATTTCACCAAGCTGCTGTTTTACCTGGTCGATTTCTTTATAAGCCTGATTAGTTAGTTCAGTTTGTTCTGCATTGTCGTCAGTCAGAGACTCATTTTTATCTCTCAGTTTCTGGATCCCTCCCGCTTGTTCTCGTATTGATTTAAGAAGGTCTTTTTTATCTTCCAGCAGCGCTTCAACCTGTCGCTTTGTCGCCGCCAGTCCCTGCGTCGAGTCAAGCAAATCCTTTTTATCTTTGATTAGTGCCGCAATCTGTTTTTCAGCATCATTAAGTTGATTTTTCAGCCGTGCATTAGTTTTTATTACCGTGTCCATATTGTTTTCTAAAACTGGTATTCTGGGGTCTTCAATTTCTTCTCTTTTTGGCCCTTTTTCAGCTGTTTTTGGCTGTTTTTTGACCAGTTTCTCAATTTTCCATTTATGATTACGTCTGAAATTTTCGACCTGATCTGTTGTGGCATTGATCTCTTTAGCTATTTCATCGTTGGTCAATCCGTGATTGAGGTATGCGGCGCAGTCCGTTACGGACATAAGAGCTTTAGCTGGCATTTCATATTCCTCCTTTTCGCGGCATCCCTGCCGCTCAGCTTCCTGTTTTAGTAGTTTGAAAAAATTAGCAATAATACGCGAGATGTAACTTTGTGAGAGGCCGTATTTTTTAGCCTGATCTTCTTGATTTGGTTCGTCTTTTAGATAGTCAATAATTATTTGCCTAGCTGGCTCCTTGAACTTTTTCAAGACAGATTCAGTTACCGTTGATACCGCTTCTCGATCAACATACTCGTGTTTTGGCGCAGCAATTGTATCGATTAAAAATAACTTGTCACCGTCTTCGTTTTTCAGAATTGGCTGGTCAATACTGATTTCCCACGGTCTACGTTTAATTTTTCTATTTTCCATCAGCAATTCGTTTCTAATAACAGTGGATAAAAACGTAGGTAGTCTAGCTCCTTTTGATTCATCAAAGTGATCGATGGCTTTGCTAAAAGCAAAAAGTGCTAGGCTAACCGCATCGTCATATTCAAGATCCTTTGGTTTGAACTTTCTTACACAGTAGTAAACAAAAGGCATATTTAATTTGATAATTTCGTTTCTAGTATCCTCTTGGCCTTTTTGGTATCTGCGGATGAGCTCCAAGTTTTGCTGCTCTCGGTCCTTCCGCATCTTGATCGCAGGATTTTCCACATCACTTCGCTCCTTTAGTACACAACTTCAGGAAACGTGAGCAGCAGAGCAGATAATGATCCAACAAGCAGAAGAATAAATATGGACTCAAGAAACCAATCTCTTCGCTCTGTCCAGCTACCAATCGCTCCGGCTATGGCAAGCAGGATTAATAAAATCTGATAGAAGATCATGATCCGTCACCCACTTTCTCCGCCTCCTTGATTAATTTATCTAGGTACACACGTGCCTTTTTAAGATCCTCGACACCGTTCTTTTCCTTCCAGCGGACGACATACTTCACAATGTTTCCCTCGAGGAAGTCTAGATGTTTATCGATAATGAAGTCCCAGGTTTCTATACTTCCACTGGTGTAATAAGATGGTGCGCTGATATCCGTTTTCATTAGCCCCGTATGAATAGCATTTATGTCTACAAAATTTATTCTGGCCATTTGAGCTTCGCGAGGATGTTTTTCTTTTATATGGGCCCTTACAGATTCAATGGTCATAAATTTATGTTTGCAAATATCGCATTCAGCTACTCTCATATCAGTCATCATCCTTCACATCAACCCGTTTTATGCTGTCCTCGCTACTAAAGCCATGAGGATAACGTTTCTTGAGTTTGGCAATGTTTGATTCAGCCACATCTCCAAGATCAATCCCCGCAACTCTAGCAACTTGAGAAGCGTACCAAAGGACGTCACCGAGTTCTTTTTTGATATCGTCTTCATAAATTTTATGTCCATGAAAGCGGAACTTTTTAATTAAGTCAGCGACTTCGCCAGCTTCTGCTGATAAGCCAAGTCCATAATTGATAAGTTCTTCATCATGTTTTTTTGCTGTACGGCTTGCTAGTTGCTGATACTTTGTAAAAGTCATGCATTTCTCTCTTGCTTGGTCAAGGAGCCAATGATAATCTCTTATATTGACAACAATTCTGCCGAATGGTATTTTGCTAGATCTTTGTTTAATTTCTTCAAGTCGTCCCATTTATCAATCATCCTTTTTTGTATAAAAATAGAGAGGTCATTAAACCTCCCCTGTTCAATTAAAATTGACCTGGTGTGAATCCGCTGCCCTGTGTTGGAAAGGGCGTTGTATATCCTGGTTGTTTAACTTCGTCTGCCGGAATGAACGTCTTAACCTGGTTGTTTTTCTTGGGTTGTCCGTCATTTCCCGTCCATTCATGGACTTCGAGTTTCACACGCCCCGTGGCACCGACTACTGTTCCCCAGTTCATACGCAGCTTTTCTCCTTTTTTCTTCTGACCGATACCTGCGAAGAAGTTGGACAGCAGTCCTTCTGTTATCGTATGAAGATACAGGTTATCGAAAACATCAACGTCACCTTGTGGAGAGTGTATCGTCAGCGTTAGCTTTGCCTGATTGCATGCCGGAAGCTTATCACTTCCTGCAAAACGTCCGCGCTCAAACTTCGTCACTGTAAAGTCGTATTCTCCTGCCGGAAGGACGATAAATTCACCGCCGTCCTTTTCAATTTCGGAATCCCATTGAAGCTCATGATCTGCCATATTTAATCACTCCTAATTTATTCAAATGGTAAAGTCTTACGAAATTCCTGAATGGCTCCAAATACCTGATCCCATGCTCCTACGAGAACGCCGCTAACGAATCCAGAATCATAATTCGTGATTGGTGTATCTTGTGGGTAGTATCCTTTTTGGGCGACAATGACTTGAATTTCTTCTTCTGACACCTGGTTAGTAATCATCAGATCACGCAGTGGCTTCGGTATCGCTGAGTTAAGCTGATCGTTAAAAGATAATTGTGATGACCCTATTTCCTGTTTTGATGTTTCTTGTACAGGTTCTGCTGTCTGAGCTTGTGGTTGTGCCGCAGTCATTGTCGGCTCTACAGCGTCAGGCGTTTTATTAAAAATAGGTGCGAGTACGGCATAATCTAGTGGAAACTCTTCAGGCAATCCGTGACGGTTCTTTGCATCCCAAGTCGGCTTATGTGTGGCGTAAACAGTACGTGCACCACCTTGCGCCTTGTGCTTCGTTCCCTTGTCGTCTGTCGCCACGCTAAAAGTTTTATAGTTGATGAATAGCACCATGTCTGCCCACTCTTTGACGAGTGCTGACGTACGGGCTGACGTCTTTTTTCCAAGCTTTAACTCGTACCGATCATAGGCGCCCATTTCGTCAGGCTGCTCAAACTTTCTAAT